TTATTTCAGTTCGCGGATTGTCTTTGTCGTACTTCACCCGGCTTCCGTCAACCGATTCGATGATCGTGTAATTATCATCCGCAAGGATTCTGCCTTTCACAAGCAGGTCATGGGCAGCTTCCAAGCAGTTCGATACGTCACATTTTCTTCTGGTTTTCATGTAGAACACTGTCACAACGCGACAGCGCCCCGCCAGCGGGGTTTTCGGCTTTGGGGTAAGAAAGAATATAGCTTGCTCTTCGTAGCGCTTATAGGCGCTGCTAGGGGCTATGAACGGCATTCCCGTTTTTCGATTCACCAAAATGCGTTGTGAGTTCTTTTTCGTGACCGGCGGCAGCGGGATGGTGTACTTGTAGATCACATGCCTTCCTCCCGTGCCTTTGCCCGGAATTCCGCTGCTTTCAGCTTCCATTGTGCTGCGTCATAAGCGCACTTCATCAACTTCTCGCCGTATTTTTCCATTTCCCGGTCAAGTTCAATCGTTTTTTCTGTGCAAGTCTGCGCAAGCTGCATGTACAATTCACGGTTAGTCAATGTTTGTCACCTCACAAAATAGATGGAACGGCTTCACCCACGCAAAATCAAGCTGTCCGCAAGCGCCGTGCCTGTTCTTGACGATCTCAATCACGGTATCGCTTTCGCTTGGCGGGTCTTCTTCCCGCTGTTCTCGCAATTTGGTGTAGTGTTCCGGGTTAATGGCAAGAATCATGTCTGCATCGTGTTCAATGGTGGCGGAGCCGAACATGTCGGACATCTTGATAAGCCCCGTGTCGGCGGCTCTCGCGGCCTGTACAAGCTCAATGATGCAGATATGATATTTCATTGCCAGCTGCTTTAATCCCCGTGTAAGGGCCGCTAATTCGTCATTGCGCTTTTCTTTGGCGTTCGGTGGTGCCACAAGTCCCAGATGGTCAATAACAACCACTTCCGGTTTTCGCTCCTTGATGGTCAGTTCAACGTCTGCAAGGCTGGTAAGGCTGGAATCATCCAGAATCAGCTTGTACCGCCTTTTCAGGATTTCTGCATCCTCTGCAATCTTGCTTTCTTCCTCTTCGGTCAGCGCATGATTTGTGATGCGGATGCTGTCGATCTGTTCCCATCGGGAAAAGATTGCTGTGTAAAGCTGTTCCCGGCTCATTTCCATTGACTGGTACAGCGTCAGGCAGGTTTGCGATATCTGCGCCGCCATTTGCAGGGCCAGTGTAGATTTGCCTTTGCCGGGCCGGGCAGCAATCACTGTTACGCCGCTTCGTACAAGTCCGCCGGTCAGTTTATCCAGCGTTCCAAAACCCGTTTGGATGTTGTCATTCGGTTTTTTCAGCCATTGCAGGAAGTCATCTATGCCATCAGCAAAGTCCTTTGCGCTGCGCTGGCGCTGGCGCTCCATGATGTGCTGCTGCTTTTCCATCATGGCGGCAACCGCGCCGAACATTTCATCCGCGTCTGCATCCGATGCCACAAGTTCGCCCATCTTGGCAATCATCAGCCGCTTCCGGTATCCATCCAGGACACAGTTGATGTAGGTGTTAAATCCGCTCACCGATGGAACTGTCTGGGCGCATTCGTAAGCAATCGCCTTGATGTTTTCTTTGCAGCGTGATATTATCGATACTGCATCCGCCCGTTCTCCTCTGCGATCAAGCTCCTTGCAAATCAGGAAGATATCACCCAGGTCTTTGATGCTGAACATCTGCGCTGTAAGGCTTTTGAACGCTTCGTTTTGCCGGTCAGGCTCTATCAGCATAATTCCGATAACTGCTTTTTCCGCAACAGCTGTATTCATTTGCCTGCCTCCTTCCACCCAATGAGCTTTGGAACAACCCCGTTAATCAGTTCCTCACGTGTATATTCCCGGTCATAGATGGGAATCAGGTTTTTAGACTTGCGGAGTTCAGCAGGCGGCTGCGCTGTTTCGTCTTCCCAACGTTTTTGGTTCAGCCAGGTAGCAGGATATGGGATATACTTGCCGCTATCTTTCTGCCACTGTTCTGTGGTCTTGAGATACTCAAGGCTTTTCAGGATTGCGGACAAGGTAGATTCGTCAGTAACAAGCTTCTCAAATTTCTTGCGTGCATCTGCCTTGCCTGTCTTCTTGGGATAGGCTGACCAGAAGGTGTCAAATCGAGGAGAAATCGCGTCATCCCCTTGGGGGGTATAGGGGGTATTCTTAATTTCTTTATTATTCTTTATATAAGGGTCTGTGTTAGCACTGTGTTGGTTCTGTGTTACCTGTTTGTTAGATTCTGTGTTAGTGCATTGGTAATCACTGTAATTATTCACCGTAAACACGCTGAATTTTCCGTGTTCGCACTGTGTTATTTCTTGTGTTGATTTTAGATGGCATAAAGCAGTGCGCACAGATTGAACAGATATGCCGGTATCTGTTGAAATTTGGCGGATAGATGCAACTGCCTGTCCGGTTTCCAGGTGAACCCCCTTGTAATAACATGGTTCATAGCAGGCCAGAAATAGCAGATGTAGGAACACACATTTTGTTGGAGTGTCTGTGTACCACCCCCATTTCATCATGCGGCGGTACAGCTTGATGTACCCTTCGTTTGCCATTTTTCAAAACTCCTGTGCTTGTACCATATCGTCCGTCCACTGCGTCCCATGTACAAAACCCAATTTCATCACCTGCCTTTCGCTCAAAAATTAAAAGGGAGATCACCGTCATCTTCAATCGGTTCGTACTCATTGTTTGCCACCACAGGCGCAGAAACGGCCCTATTAGCCACGTTCTGGCTTTGGGCGGGTTCTTTATTGCCTGCGAACGAAACGTTGCTAGCAACCACCTCTATGGCCGTGCGGTTGCTGCCGCTCTTGTCCTGATAGTTCCGGCTCTGCAAACGGCCCTCAACGGCAATCATGGAGCCTTTCTGGAAATAGCGGCAGACAAATTCTGCGCTCTTGTCCCATGCCACAATGTCGAAGAAATCTGCCTGATTCTGTCCGTTGGCATCCTTGCGTCCCCGGTCTACCGCAACGCGGAACGATGCAACATTTTTACCTGTTGTAGTCTGGCGCAGCTGAGGGTCAGCAACCAGTCTTCCCATAAGTGCAACTACATTCAACATGTCTTTAATCCTCCAAATAATTCTTTCCAAACCGCCGGGCAAACTCTTCCTTTGTCCAGTTGTAATCCATCATTGCCATGCGCTGTGCGGTCTTCTTGAGTTCAAGCCGCATCCCAGCATCCAGCCCTTCTATCTTGGGCCAGCACTGCTTTTCGCCGTGAATCCACCTGTGACAATCAGGGCAAACCAGAATCCACAGGCCAAGTGCTTTGCTTTTTGTCCGGTTCTGGCCGTAGAGCACTTCATGCCGCACCAAAGCGTGGCCGTTAAGGCAGCAATAACACTGTGGGTGGCCGAACATGTCTTTCTTGTTTGGCATGATGGATGGTGCATAGCCGTTGGAATCAAGCGCAACGCCAAATTCGTTTTTCATTCGCCGGTCAGTCCTTTCAGCTTTGCAATTTCGTCCGGTGTCATCGTGGGGATTCCCTGCTGCTGGCACTCCTGCACAATCAGTTCCAACAGGCGGTGCATCTGCTTGCTGTCGTATACGCTGGAACCATACCAGCATTGCAGAGTGCAGAACGTGCCATTTGGTGTAGGCATGGTGTCCAGCAAGACAACCTGCCAGCCCTGTCCCTGGCTTTCCCATCCACGCTTAAAGGTTTCTATTGCTTCCTGCTTGATGGTGACAATATCGCTTGCACCTGCAACATCCCGCACAAGGTCGCGGTAAATCTCAACAGCAGGCTTTTTCAGCTTTTCTGCAAGCTGGTTCATCAGCGTCCACGCATAAGCGTTAGAAGTCAGGCTGCGCTTTTTCCTTACCTCGCCAAAAACACCTGCAAACAGCTTGCCGGGGCCGGCTTTGACTTCGTTCACAAAGTTCTGCGCTTCTTCCATGTCCGGCTTGCTTTTAAGACGAAGCATCAAAATCTCACCCATCAAGGTAACATCCGCGATGTTAATTGTATGGCTCATTTTCTACGCTCAAACTCCTTTGCAACGCCGCGCCAGTCGTCGGCGGTGAAGTCCTTATAGGCTTTGCCGATGAAGGTTCGCGCTTCCTCGTTGACGGCCTTGTTGTCTTTGCCTGTGCGTTGGGCGTAGCCTTTTAGAGCGGTCAGAGCCAAGTCCTTTACAGCTTGCAGAGTAACTTCCGGTGTAGCTGTAACTTGCTGTGGCTCTTCTTCGTACCGTTCCTTAAATTCATCCGCTTCACTGTCAGAGTAAATGCCATCAAATGCCAGCTTGCAAATTTTAAGGACAGTGCGATCAAACAGCCGCTTATAAGCCATCGCGTAAGGATAAGCATTCTTGCAATTCGTTGATGACGCTTCACCAACCTCATAAATGCCTTGTGCTTTATTTATGTAGGTGTACACAAGCGAATTGCCGTATCCTGACTTGTCAACAGACACGCACTCAGGGTTGAATTTGTCCTTCTCCGGCATATTGTCGTTGATTTTAAGACAAGCATTGTGGTTGATAATCAGGCCTGTGTACGCCATCTTCCCGGATTTGGTTTCGTTCATGAGAATCCAAAAATCAGATTCTTTAAGGTATGGGCGGTCTGCAATCGCCTTTAACGCTTTATCACGGCTTGCAATATATTTGGGGGTCTGCATAACGGGAATCTCCTGCCGAGATTTAGTAGAATACTCCGTTTTCTTCTCATTAAACATCAGACAGCTTCTCCTTTCAGATTGAGGGCGCTCATGCCTTTTCCTCCTTTTTCACAGTCCCGTTCACAGTCAGCTTTTCTAGCTTTCTGGTGAACGTGATGTTCAGTGTTCCGCACGTTTCAATGCCGAGATTTTCTTCATTTTTCAGGCTTTTCATCATCTCGTAGATTAGTTTTTCAATGCCATAGGTTTGCCCATCAACACAGATGGCTGCAAAGTTTTCCGAGCAGTAAAGGCTTCCTGTGGCTTCAATGCTATAGTTCTTCAGTTCCATCGTTATCCTCCCTTACCGTGCTATCAATGCACGTTTCGCCCCAGATGCAATCCTCGCACATAATAGGGTGGCCGTATTCGTCCGCTGCGCCGCAGCCGGGAAAATCAAGCTCGATCATTGTTTGCTTTCTCCGATTCATCAAGTCGTTTTGCCATGCCTCTCATTGCAGCTCTATAGGCGTCGCAAATCTTGCTGTGTTTCAATTGTTCGTTGTTGTTCGTATCCAGGATTGCAATCTGCACGGCTTCAAAAAACACCTGGTATTTTTGCGGGTCATTGTATTCAAATGCCATCTCAATCTCAAAAGGGTTCATGCCAATACCTCCCGCAGCGTAATAGCGGCCCATCCGCCCAGCAGGCAGGCAATAAGCCCGACCAAAGATGCGGCCCCGCCGCCCTCTGCAAGGCCAGCAGCGGCGCAAATGGTGCCGATTGCACAACCTAGCAGAGTAAAGTTTGCAAAGCACTTGCAAACCTGAACAATATGGGCTAAAATGGACTTGTGAAACCGGAAAATTTCACGTTTTTTGCCGTTCAGTGTATTGCAGTACACCGGGCGGCTCTTTTTGTTTGCAGTCATGTTAGTGTCCTTTCTTGTTGTTTCCGCCTATCCAACGCTTGTATGTCGGAAATCAGCAGATAAGGCTTGCAATTTGTTCAACGGTTAAATCACGGAAGCTACCGTAATGCTGCCATACCCAGCCACGAGATTTGCCAAGAAGCTTGGCAACCTTTGTGGGGCCAAACAACAGTTGGCCGGGGTAAAGTTCAGCAGCGCGGGCGCGGATGCCAACAAGGGTTTCTTGGTAATGGGGCTTTTCACGGGGCATATGCTTCCCTCCTTTCAAAACCTCACGGCCCCCATAATGCTAATTGCAAGGGCCAGAACGGATAAGAGCAACGCCACATCTTCCTTACTCATGCGTTTCACTCCTTTTCTTCAAATCGGCCAAATTAAAATGGCCGGTTGTGATGTGCATGTTGTTCGGGTCACCAAGGACAGTTTCGTTTTTTACGTCCTTGAACGTAACTTCCGGCGGAATCTTGATGTCGGGGCCGACTTTCAGGTCAATCTCATGTGCCGTCTGGGTAACAGTGGTATTCCCAAAACTGGTTACGCTTTTATCGTTCATATGTTTCTCTCCTTTCACAAAGCTTTCAAACACAGCAGCCGGAAGGCTTCGCGGCCTTTAGGGGCTTGGATTCCGGTATAATATTCTTTTTTCGCCATTTCCTAAGTGTTACTGTAGAAACATTAAGTTCTTTGGACCAGTCTTCTTGAATCATTGTTTTGCCGTTAATCGTTATAAAAACGTTGTCCGTTCGGTTTCTTGCTTGTGTGTACGAATCAGCCCAGCGGCAATTTTCTGGGCAGTAACCTTTGTTGACATCGATTCTGTCAATCGTTAAATCATCTCGATATCCGTTAGCCGTTGCCCAGGCATAGAATTTTTTGAAATAATGCCAATCTTCACAAACAAAAATTCCGCGTTCGCCATAATTCTTATATTCTGCGTTTTTGGGCGAATAGCACCGTTGGAGCATATTTTCCCAACACCTATATATCCGGGTTCCTGTCATTCCGTGAGACAATTTGAGCATTTTTGCCTTATCTTTGCGCAAGCACCCGCAGCTTTTTGTTGTTCCGTTAATAAGACTTTGACCTCTTACTGTAACAACATTTCCACAATCACACTGGCATTCAAAACGGCTTCTTCCATATTTTGTACTTGAAGCCTTATGCAAAACTTTAAGCCGTCCAAAAGTCAAACCAGTTAAATCTTTATAGTATCTGGAGCCGGCTGTTTCTTTTTGCAAACATCCACAAGATTGTGTATGCCCGTTTTTCAATTTAGCGGTATATACTGCTGTGGTATTCCCACAATCACATCGGCAAATCCATTTCGCGCCTTTCCCTGCATCAGGGCTGCGTTTCAAAACTACCAAACGCCCAAAACGCATTCCGGTTAAATCAATAAATTTTCCCATCGTTCATTTGTTCACCTCAACACTCATCAGAAAAATGCAGCTCCATCAAGTCGGCAATTGCGAGATATTCTTTGGCGTATTTGCTATCGCCGTGGGTTTTCTTGACGATCTCACGGAACTGCGCCAAATCACCATAAAAGCAACCACACTGTACGCGGATAATTTTATCCTTGCAGCGGAAAAATGTGGTCGTGCGGAAGTAGCGGCCAAAGCCTGCAACGACAGCGTAGTCCGCATTGCCGGAGACCTGCGCATCGCCGTAGACCTGCGCATCGCCGGAGACCCACGCATCGCCGTAGACCTGCGCATCGCCGGAGACCTGCGCATTGCCGGAGACCCGCGCATTGCCGGAGACCCGCGCATTGCCGGAGACCTGCGCATCGCCGTAGACCCACGCATCGCCGTCGTGGGAAAGATTATCTTCCTTCTCAATAAATCCTCCAAGTTCTCCCTTCTCGACGTTGCCAAAAGCGACGAGAGCCTTAATGCGGAACAGCTTCTTCCCGAAAACGTTCGTTACAAATTCGGCGGTCAGTTCAAATTTTTTCATGGTTGGATTCCTCCTTAAAATACAGCCCGCACAGCAGATTCAGCGCCAACAGGGCGGAGAGAGCGGCGGGGGTGTTTTGCTGTCCTGCATCAAGGTTTCACCTCCGTGCTACATTCAGTGAACAAGTAATCTAGCGTGCAGCCTTTGAGCGCCCCTTGAATGGCTTTCATCTCGCGCAGGGTAAATTGGGAGTGCCAGGTCAGTTTGTTTTGCATGGTAGCGCGGGAAATTCCAATATGCTGCGCAAGGTCTTGCTGCGTACAACGCTGCTTTTTAAGCTCAATCAATAGGTTTGGGAACACTGGGTTTCACCTCCTTCAAAAGCTCGTCTACCGTGCAGCCGTAAAGTTTGGCAATGTCCGGCAGCTTTTTGGTGCTGGGTGCGTTTGCGCCTGTTTCCCAAAAGTAAACTGCAGCGTCAGACACATTCAGCGCTTCCATTACCTGCCGGACCGAAAGCCCGGCTTTTTCCCGCAGCACTTTGTACTGCGTGTATTCCTTCATTAAATCACCTCCAAAACTTAGTTTTATATCTTGACAACTAAGCTATAATTAGATATTATTGAATTGCAACAAACAATAACTTTCCAAAGACCGCTATTTTGTGGCCTTAGCTTTTGCTTTGCCGTCAAGCTATGTTTCTATTATAACTAAGTTTTCTAAGAATGTAAAGAGTAAACTTAGAAATGATAGAAATATAGCACATTGCACAAAAAGGAGTGTGCTTAGCTGTGCGAACGATAGACAAAATCAACTACTATTTAACTAAAGAAAACAAAAATGGCGCAGATTTGTGTGAATACCTGGGGGTAAGTAGCGGGGTGTATAGCCAATGGAATACTGGACGAACCCACCCCAGAAAATCAAAGCTGCCTATCATAGCCGAATATTTGGGTGTTGAAGTTTCTGACATTCAGGGCGATGACACCAACAAAAAAGAAAAGCCCACCGCACAAGGCGGTGAGCTCACTGAAAAAGATGTGGCACTTATTAATATGAAACCATTAACGGAAGAACAAAAACAACAAGCAATGGACATTGCCAAACGGATTGACATTTGCGTAAAAGAATCAGGAATGAAAAAAACAGAGTTTTACGAAAAGTCCGGTATTTCGTCCGCAAATTTCAACTATTGGAGTCACGGAACAAACTACCCTCGTCAAAAAAAACTTGCTGATGCAGCTAAATGCCTTAATGTAAGTGTTCAATATCTCGAATACGGCGATGAACAAACAAAAAAGCCCACCGCACAAAGCGATGGGCTAATATCGAGTTTGCCGCAAGATGTACAAGAAATTATTTCTCTTTGCCAAAAGAATCCTCGGCTTGCAAGCGCTCTATTAAATCTTGCGCACCAGTTACAAAATCGGTCATCTGATCCGGCGTAAAGGTATGCAGGATTGCAATTAGCTTGCTGATGTTTTCCGCCTGTTCTGCCGCAGTATATTTATTTGTTTGCATATGTTCCTCCTATCACTGTCACTCAGGCCAAAATCATCTTGATGATCATCAGCTGCATTACAATACTCAGCCCGATGGGCAGAAGTACCAGCAACAACATGCCAATGGTGTATCCGTTGGATGCTTTGATGTCGTTCATCTCGCGGCGCAGAAAATCTTCGTTAATCATATTCTTCATCCTTTCACAGTAGCGGCAATGATAAAAAGCAGTATTGTAAGCCCAAACCATACCCATGCGGCAATGTAAAGGTAATCCGCAATGGTGAAAATGGTGCTCTGGATATTGCCCAAGCGCCGAATCTTCTCGTATGCGGCCAGAATGTTTTCATCCGGCTGGTTCTGATTTTTTTCGTCTGGCATGTTTTTTCTCCTTGTGGGGTGTATAATGAATTTAGATATTGAGGTTTTTGACAGTTTTATTGATAACAAAACCTACAAAAAGTTAAAGTGGATGTGCAAAAAGCAGGACTTTTACATATCCGATTATTTCAAAAGATACGGTTCAAATTCAGAGGAACAATACTTTTTGAAGTTCCTCGCAAAGCAGAATTACGCTAATATCTGTACGAAAGATAAAAAATATGCTACTGACAAAGATCTTGCCCAGTTTACAAAAGCGGATTTGGAGCAGCGTATTCTTCACGTGACAGGTTCGTTAAGGCGATACGTTGAAAAGCGAAAATATAACAAAAGAATTGATGTTATCCCTATTATTATTTCGCTGTTTTCTTTGGCAATAAGTGTTTATTCTTTGCATGTAAGTCTCGATAAAGGCCCAAAGAACGTTAGCATTGTTTCGTGGCCTGCTACAGCGGAAACCGCACAGCAGGTTGAAGAAACGGATTATATACGGTAAGGGATATCCGGATCTTTCCCAATCTCTTTGCAGAACGCAATGTAATTATCAACGCAGTTGATGAACGCTTGCTCGATGCCGTCAACGGTTTCTGCGTGATAGTCAACCAAATCTTTGATACCATCAATCTTGCCGTAATAGATTTTATCGTATGGGTCGTATTCCGGCGTTGTAGTATAGCCTTTATAAAAGATTTTTACGGGGAATAACAATCCGGCATCGGGAACAGGTTCTCCATTTAATGTACATCCCCTATCGCCATATGTATAATCAATCCCCAGATTGTCACAGAGTTGTATTGCCAGTTTGGTTGCTGATATTTGCTTTTCTATGTCAGTCATTGTTCCTCCCCGCATCAGTTGTAAGTTGTCATTTTGACAACTTTGTGTTGTACTTACATCTTATTACAGATTGCCGTAACGGTCAATTAGCAAAACGCACAAATTTCAGGTTTCGCGCTTTACTGCCCGCTTTTTGGGCCTTTTGCGTCCATGCTTTGGTGGGATGGTTAAATCAGGCAGTTTCATGGCTGTTTTCCCTCCGTGCTCGGTCTTGCAGCACAGCGCGATACAAGGCTTCAATGGTTGCCGCATTACGGTTTTGGTAATTCTTTAGACGTTCCACGTTATTCATTGTTGATTCCTCCTGTGTTTTTTGACTACAGTAAGAATCTTAACATGTTTTTTATGCCATGGCTTCCATTTATTTCCATGGCATTTTTTGAATATTTTTTTCTTTATATTTCCTTAACTGTTGTTGTATAAAAATCTTACCGCATTTAGAGCGCAAAACATGTAAAAAATTGAGGGTGATGAAATGGAAAGTAGAGCTGATTTCAGAGAACGTGAAGGACTTATTCTTTCGCAGTGCCGGTTGGAATCCGGGCTTTCGCAAGAATATGTAGCCCGGCAGATGGATGTGAACATCCGCACGGTGCGCAACTGGGAAGAAGGGCTTTCCCCTATCCGAAACGATGATCTGTTGATGTGGTTCGCCGTCTGCAAACAATCCCCCTGGCGCTGGCTGCAGCGCATCTGGATGCCGTCTGCATTTAGCGATACCGATACTCCAAACTGGACGGACGAGCAGGTAGACAAGGCACTTTCTGATTATATCGCCCAGATGCCGGGTCTGTACAAGCGCCGCCTGCTGTATATCCTGTGTGGGGCGCATGGGAGCGATTGGGCGGGCCAGATAGACTTGTTATGCGCTAACGCTCATACGTCCATGCAAAGCCGTGTACGCGTCTGTCAGGCCGTAATACAGAACTACCGGATAGATACCGCAACTGGGAATGACCCCTGCCCGGAAAGCACCAAGCCGGACTTTGACCACCTGCAAATATGCCTGCAAGCCGGAGAAGCTGCCGTTCTGGCAGGCAACGGAGAATATAACGCAAGGGAAAAATAAAAAATCCCCTGCCGGTGGTGCCACACCAGCAAGGGATAAAGGGCCGTCAACATGAAAAGTTGACGGTTTCATTATAAAACATTTTTTGGAGGGCTGCAAGATGAAAAAGGATTTGACAGTTGGGCTCTTTCACAGAAAAGACGGAAGATACCAGCGCAAAGAGATGATAGGTGGCGTTTGGAAAACATTTTCTGCCAATACGCCCGCAGAGGTCTGGGAAAAGATTGAGGATGCCAAAGAAGAGCAGGAGGAAAAGGAACGAATTGAAGAAGAGCGTTCAAATGCTGGGCCGCTGTTCAGCGAAATTGCAAAAGAATATATCCGCGTTGTGCAGGGCATGAAAAGCGGAACGCAAAAAAGCTACCTGCCTGCCGTTAAGCGGGCTACTGACGAGTTTGGCGAATACCACATGCGGGAAATTGAGCCTTACATGATCGCGGAATTTCTGCGCGGGCCTGAAATGGCAGGGCGGGCTGCCACAACGGTATCAAACCAAAAGACTGTGATAAACAACATCTTTCAGTATTGGATTGACAGTCCAAAGTGGCGCGGAGATATAAACCCGGCAACGCAAACTAAAATGCCGCGTGGCCTGCATAAGGGCAAACGACAGCCCCCTACAAACGAGCAAGTGGCAGTGGTAAAGGAACATTACCTTGACCCCGATGCGCTCCCTGCGGTGGCTTATCTTTGCACTGGCGAGCGCAAGGGCGAAATGTGCGCCATACAGCTGCGTGATATTGACTTTGATAAAAACATCATCCACATCACAAAAACGATAGAGCACAAGGGCAATGCCGCTGTGATAAGGGATTATGGCAAAACCCCGGCAGCAATCCGGCAAGTGCCGCTGCTTTCCATGCTAAAAGAAGCCCTACAGCCCATCCGCAAAATGCCAAAAGACACATACATTATTGGCCTTGATACAAAGCCTGTAAGCAAAAGCCGCTATGATCGTATGTGGCAAAAGTTCTGGCGAAAATACGGCGTGGCAAAGCCGGTGCCCAGAACCAAAAGCGTTGTAAAGCACGGCAAGAATGTAACCGTTGCATATACTGATTGGAAAGTTCCTGTGTGTGGGCATCAATTCCGGCACGAATATGTCTGCATGCTTGCAATGGCCGGTGTGCCGGAAGAGATTGCAATTCAGCTTGTGGGCCATGCAAACGCCAAAATGATTCATGAAGTTTATTTAGCCCTTAAGCCCCAAATGATTGAGGAAGCACGGAAAAAGCTTGAAGCTATTTTGTCAAATGTTAATTAAGGGATGCCCCCTACTTAATGTTGCAAAAAAAATTTATGCGCTGCGGTGGTTCAACCACTTCGGCGCATTTTTTTGCACCAAATCCGCACCAAAATCCCGATAACCCGGATTGCAAAACAATGTATAAAATTTTTGCACCATGAATGCACCATGAATAATATACATTTTTGAACGTTTTTGAACAGATTTGAACAAAGAAAAAACCGCTAAGCATCGTCACTTAGCGGTTTTTTGTCGGTGCAACAACCGTATTCATTTTGGTCCGAGTGGCGAGAGTCGAACTCTATTACATTAACGTATTATCGTATAAAATATTGCATGTGCACCAAAATTGCACCTGTGCAATTTGACGGAAAACTTTGCAGCCCTATATTTGGTATTGCAAATCTCACCCTATAATAATGGACAAAACTTTTATTTAGTTCTTTTCAAATCGTGCATCAATCCTGCATACGTTTCCGGTTTTGCTTCCTTTAGTGCATCCATAAATTCATCCAGTACACGCCAAGCATGGCCGGAATCTGCACTTTTCATGGTTTCCAAAAATTCACTCATTCTACAACACACTCGTAATATTTTTCCACTTTGTTTTTGGAAGCATCTTTGTCATTGATGAATGCCGCCGCCAAGTCTGCATAGAATTCAGCCATGTTCACGTTGTGCTTTTTAGCTGCCGGATAGTAGTCACTGAACATCATGTTCATGGCCGCATAGAATTCCTCTTTCGTGCAATCCATCCCCCGCGGGGCCATGTAAGTAGAGGTCTGTTCTATCGTCCAGTGTTCGCCGGTGGAGCCATCAGCGTTTTCCATGTTATGCACCCATTGTTTTAAGTCGCCGGAATCTTTTGCGACGCGAAGCATTCTTGCAAAGTCATTCATGGCAACGTAACAGCGCACAATGCTTTCAAATTCTGTCAGGCTTTTGGAGGATATTGCATCACCCATGCAATAATAGGCTTCTTCCATCAAGCGCTGTTCATAGTCCTCAAAGTCCTTGTATGTAAGCTCTTTCAAGCATTACACCCCCTGTTCAGCGCATATCCTCCGCATAGCGGCGTTTATATTCGCGGTCATCCTGGTCTGTGTCCATCCGGCGGCGCATGTCATCCGCATAACGGCGATCACGGCGCATATCGTTGCCATAACTCCCACGCATTTTTGCTTCCCAACCACCATCATGGCTGTAACCCTCTTCTTCCATGATGTCATCAAGGTTGGCAATGCTCTGTGTGACCTTGTAAACCACGTCAAGATCACGAACATTCAAAGTGCCGTGACGGGAAACTTCATCCAGTTCATCACAAAGCATTTCCCGGATGTCATTCATTGCTTTCATGCTCATTGTATTGCTCCTTTCAGCATACGCGTTCAACAATCATATTGGAGTTTGCGAAAAGAACATCCTGTGTGGATGTGTTTTCTGCCGCAACCGTCAAGCAACAGCCGCGCGGGATCTCGATAAAAGTCGCAATAAAAATATTTGCATAGTCTCCGGCAGCGGTTGGTGTAACAATAGCAGTAGCGCTATTAAGCGGTTCACCGTTAATTGCGAGTGCCGCAGAAATATTGCTTACAGTCGCACCAGCGGGCAACGCCACGTTAGCGCCAAAGCTTACCTTATACCGCGCCTTGCACTGGTTAGTAATGCCGCGCAAAGTTACCTGACTACTCCCATCTCTGTGAACAATGCACTGCTTACCACTTACTGCTGTTGTAGTTAATGGCACACCCTGGTTTGAGGAAACAGTTACTATGTTCTGATTTACAAATTCTGCCATATAATCAGCCCTTTCTTTTGTTGTTTTTAGGTTTTGTCTCAAAAATTTCTTTTCCTGTCCACCCTCTTGCACACCTATGGTATGCAAGAGCTCGGTCAAATCCAAGCAAATCACACCATTCTGCAATGGATTTTATTTCGCCGTTATATGAAACAAGTACGTTGTTTCGTCTGTTTCTGCATTGCTCTTTCCCATCTGCCCAGCGGCAGTTTTCGGGAGAGTAACCACTGTTGTTGTCAATGCGGTCAAGAGAAAGGTTCTCTTTATATCCGCTTTTCATGGCCCACTTATAGAAGCATAAAAAATTACTTTCCCATTCATCACATACAGAAATACCTCTTTCTCCATAGCGAGAGTAATCTTTTGAAGATTTATTTTCGCAGCGATATTTCATGTTACGCCAAATTCTGTATAAGCGAGTATTTTTCATGCCATGTGTTTTATGCTTTTCGCCTGATAGTTTTCCCGCCATGCATCCACAACTATTTATTCTTTTACCCTTTAGCTGGTCTGACCTAACGCGCACATATTTTCCGCAAACGCATTTACAAAGCCATCGACGGGTATCCTTGTCTTTGCTGTATCCGGCCCTTTCATTCGCCGGAATATAGCGAACAACAGTTAAATGGTTTATTTTCATGCCTGTGTAGTCTACTTTTGGTGATTTCATCCTACTGCCTCCGTTTAATTCATTAAGTTTAATTAAATTATAGCATACTTTCTTGTTGATTTCAAGGCAAAACTGTGTTAAACTTAATGAAACGGGAGGTGCGATATGGCAAAAAGCGAGCTAAAAAATAGAGCAAGGTTTTCCACAACACTTAGGTTTGATACAGAAAAGGCGTTAAAGGAATATTCAAAAAAAACGGGTATCCCAATTAGCAAAATTGTAGATATGGCAATATCAAAATATGTGGAAGAAAAAGAAAACAAATAAATCAAGCGGCGGGACTGTTGCCCCGCCGCTTTTTTGCAAAATCAGCACGGAGCTGAACAGTTTCCAATTTGGAAACAGTTGCTATTGCTATTCGGTTTTAGCAGTTGCAGGTGCCGCAGTTCCCATACTGATACGGTGCGGGAACAGGGAAAGCCGGAACAGGGCGGGGATTGTAGTAGGCGAGCTGCCCGCTCATATAGGCTTTCAGCGTTTCATTCTGCGCTGCCTGACTTGCGGCAAGCTGTGCAGCAAAAAGCTGCTGGTTCTGCTCTGCAATCTTGGCATCCTTCGCTTCGATACGCTGCGCAGTAAGCGCATCAAGCACCGCACGCGCATTGGCGTTCTGGTTCTCAATGATGTCCCGCGTGCCGTTCTGGATAGTCTGGCGCGTGTCGCAGGCCTGCGTAGCAAGGTTGTAATTTACGCCCTGAATCGCTTCGCGGGTTTCGCAGCAGCAATTTGCCTGCTGCATCTGCATTGCATTCAGCTGCTGCATAAATGCCGCCTGCTGGTTTGCGCGGCTGATTTCCGCCGACATAAAGCCCTGCTGCATAGTGTTCTGCACGCCGTTGACAAGCTGCGCCTGCTGGTAGAAACCATCGCACAGGCCGTTGTTCACGACGTCGATTTTGCGTTCGATGTTGGCAAAATCACTGGTGAGAATGTAACCGTCAACTGCGCCTGTGCTGCCGTTGCCGCCAAAACCGTTGTTGCCCCAGTTGCCGCCCCAGCCGCAGAAAACGAACAGGAACAGGATAATAATCCACCAAGCACCGTCACCGCCGAAGCCCCAGCCATTGCCGCTACCGCTATTCGCGGGCTGAACAGGCATCGTCATTACAGTGCCATCCGAAGACAAACTCATAATTGTACTCCCTTCAAATAAATTTTATTGTCTAACCGTGCGCACGGATTAAACCTGTCACATAAACGACCTAAACTGCTGCGCCATCGCTTGCAGCTGGTTCAGCTGCGCTTGGCTCATCTGCCCTGATTGCAACAGCTTTTCTACTTCTTTCTTGGGGTCTCCCTGAAAATTCGCCCGGAATTGCTGAAACTGCTGCATCATCTGCTGGAACTGCCCCATTGCGCCCGGCATTTTGCCGCCGCCAAGAGCGTTAAACAGAGGGTTGCTCATTGTCTGCCTCCTTTTTCTTTCGCGTCAAAGGCTTGTCTGCCGTCAGAGCGTCAAAGCGGGCTGTCAGAGCGTTAAACTCCTGCCGTGTGACATATTCTTCTTTTGGCTTTTGCGCGGTATGTGTGGGCTGTTTCTGGCTTGCCGTGCGTTCCGAGTAGTCAAAAACGCGCAAAGGCTGCGGCATACCGCTGGCATCGGTGGACTTAATGTAAAATGTACTGTTTTCGCTGTCCATCAGCAGCACGCTGTTCCCTGCCGCCACCATATACGCTTTGGCTCCTTCTTCGCCCTGCACCCAGATAATAGGCGCGGTCTGCTGCGCTGTTGGCTGCTGCTGCGGATACGCCGCCTGCCGGAGCTGTGCAAGCTGATCTGGCATAGCCGACGGCATCTGCTGCCCCATCGGATAATAGTTCGGCATATAGCCGGGCTGATACGGTACGCCAAACGCCATAGTCAATCATCCTTTCTGCCAATAATACAGTGGCGTTTCTTCGCCGCTGTCCCAAGTGTCAAGCCAATCACCATCAACAACAGCGACAACGTGCGTTGCCATAGCCAGAATATATACGCCAGTCGGATTGTCGGCGGCAAATTCCGCGACGGTGTAACAGTCCGGGCAGGTGTTAGGAAGTGTGTGCCGCTGCCAGCCTTTCCGCCGCAGATAACTGCCCCAAACATAATTTGCCGTTGGCATATCATGAAGCAAATAGCCCTCAAGTGCTAATGCTGCGTATATATCTTCCCAGCTTTTCCCTGTTCCCGCCGCAATGGCCCGAACGGTGCAATCTCCAACACGCTTGTGTTCTGGATTTAGATTGATTTGTGTGTAAGCCATTTTTGTTTCCTCTAGCTTAATTATAAAAAAATAGACGTAAAAACGTGCGACACGAACGCGACAGTTTTACGCCAAGTTTATACAAAATATTTTTCAAAAGTCTATTTACAATACTACTTTAGAGTAGTATAATATAAGCAAGATAAGCAATAAACACACAATTATAACAGGAGGAAAACAAAATGACTAACACCATTATTAACAACATCAACGCAGATATCATCAGCAAGGCAAACGAAGCGAACAAGGCCGAAACCGAGCGCATCGTTAACACCTATCAGCAAATGTGGGGTAACGGAGATAGCTTTATAGCGAATGACATGGCTTTTCTTTTTGGCGGTGCACAGCGCAGCGGATTGAATGATGACGAAGAGATGGCAGCAGCTGTCAAGGCCGCAGAAACCGACCTGATTTATAAAGTTATCATCAAGACTTGGTTCAAGGATATGAGCCGCGCAGATGCTGTTGCTATCTGCAACAAGCTTTTTGGTAGCAAAGACAGCATTCAGATTTTTTCTGCAACACTAACCGCAAACGATGTTGCACGGAATTGGAATGCAGAGCACAGCAACGAGAAGCCCATTTACATGACCACCCGCGCTATTGAGGAGACTTTTGGAAGCATCTAAGGATGCAGGAGGCATCAAGATGGACATTACTCTCAAGGAATACGCTTTTCGACACGGCAGAACCCCCGCAACCGTGCGGCAGAAAGTTTTGCGCGGAGGATTTAAGACCGCGCACAAAATGGGCCGTGACTGGCTCATAGACGAAAATGAGCCTTATATCAAGCGCCCGACAAGGAATTCGAGGCAAAATCAAAAGGCAAAAGACGAGGAGGGGCAATGAAATGAAATCGTTGCCCCCGTTACCATCAAAAATGGTTACTGCATACCTTCTTCCGAACGAGCTATCCGCACTTTCAAACTTGCAAAAAAGGATGAAACTTGAAAGTCTTTCGGATGCGGCAAGGTATTGTATCTTAAAATGTAAATTGCCAGTGTATCCACTTCCACAACGTTCTGATATCGCATTTTACTATAGGAAAAGAATGGACATAGCCTTACACTTTGACGAATATGCTGTATTACAAAACATTGTCAGCACAATGTCAAAGCAGTCCGGAAAAAACATTTCGATATCAACTGCAATTCGTAGCGCGATTGTATATGTATCGAAGCAATAAAAACAAGAAAGCCCCCCGTTTGTGATTGAATGTATCACAAACGGGGGGCTTTTCTTACCTTATTTTATTTTTTATCGCTTTAACTCTCCGATTAACCGTCCTTTCGCTGCAATACAGCTCTGCCGCAATGTCGGCGTTGTGCAGCCCACGCCGCCGCAAATCCAACACGGCGTGTTCGTCATCGGTCAGGTCAAAACAGAGGTCATCATAGTCGCTGCGGCTCATTCGGAAGTCAAACTTACTTCCCATTGCCAAAGCCCTCAAGAATCTGCTTGAACGCCTGGTGCAAACCGGTAGATGCCAGCCCGCTTGCAAGGCCGGACAAAATCACGGTAGCGGTAATTTCAGGCCAATTCATCCAGCATGCCAGTGCGACACCAAGCGCCGCGCAAATGGTGGGGATATAGCGGTTGTCAACATCCTTAATCCACTGCTTGACAATCCAGCCCACGCACAGGCAGATGCCAACAATCACGGGAATCATGTATTCGGACAAAAAAGAAATATCCATTTTGCTTTCTCCTTATCAAATTCTGGTAAAAATTGCTATTGTATAGGCTTAAAATTGCTTTTCACATCCAAAAACGGGTTATTTCTGGATGTGTTTTACTTTTTAGGCGCTTTTGCTTGCTTCTTCAAGGTCTGCAATTCGGTGGTTTGCAACCTTGATTTGTTCTTCTAGCACCGGTACACGCTTAGCGAAGTTGTTGTGTTCGCGCACCTCACGGGTGAGCTCTTCGATTTTGGTATCAGTCACGGCCTGTGCGGTGGCCATGCGCTGTTCGGTACGGCGGGATGTTGTCAGAGTTGTAATAATCACGCCAACAACGGAGCATCCCCCGGTAATCAGGGCAACGATGATGGCATCCATGCTCATACCTCCACAATAGGAATTCCGTACTGGACAGCCGCGTCATGTTCAATGCGGCACCCGCGATAGTCCTGCCAGCCAGGGGCGAACACTGCAAAATCAGCGGCGCCCAGCAGCTTGAGGCTTTCGCCCAGATACCACAGCGGCGTTGCGTCAGCCGGGGCGTTCTCAAAAAATGAATCAATGACTGCTAAATTTTCGTGTGTTTTCATGTACACATCAGCAATCAAAACCTTGCGTTCCTTGATAATTTCTTCGTTCGTTTTGCCGCGCATCGGCTGAGAAATAAAAAGTTTTTTCACTGCATCACCCCACATACTCGGCCTTGTACAGCCCTGCATCAATCAGTTGCAGCTCTGCACACTTGCGCATAATGTACCAGGCATCGCCGCTGGATACCGGCCCAACGTCCAGCATCCACTGGTTGCCATCTGCACAGGTTTCGCGGTACAGGCCGGCGGAGATAAGCCCCAGCCCCTCGCACAGGGCGCGAATGGTTGCGCGGTCGCCGCTGGAGATACGGCCAATGGTAATACGCTGCTTGTCCAGCTTGTTGGGGGTGGTGTCCTCCGGGGTGGGCGCGGTGTGACCTTGCAGGCCCGCCTGGATCATCAGCTGCTCATAGTCCTTGTAGACCCGGTTGCAGTCCAGGCTGGTGCCGTAGCCGGGGATGCCCAGGGCGTTGCGGCTGGAATACTGCCAGATGCCATACGGCAGGGGGCAGGTGCAGGCGCTGCCGTACTGGGCTACCCAGATATCATATTTGGACAGCGCCTTGTAGTCCAGCCGATTGCGAATAAAATCGCAGCTGGCATACAGGATGCCGTAATACCCTGCGGCCTCAATCTCCGACAAAAAGGCCTGTACAAGTGCCGTGCGCTGCGCGTTGGTCAGGCGCAGGATGCACGGCTCATACTCAATGTCATAGGCAACCGGCAGACACAGGTGCTTGCCCTTGATCGCGGCCAGGCAGCAGCGGGCTTCCTGCCGGGCTTCCGCCGGGGTGCTGGCATAGCTGTACCAGTACACGCCGTACTGGATACCCAGGCGGGCACACTCCGCTGCGTTGCGCTCAAACTGCGGGTCTTTCTGGCTGGCATGGCGGCCATACCCGGCACGCAGCATGGCATGGCGGATGCCCTTGTTATGGGCTGCCTGCCAGTCAAATCTGCCCTGATGTTTCGATACGTCGATTGCGTCAATCATTTCCTTGTTCCTCCGATCTTCTTTTATCTGCCAGTGCCGCCCCATCCCACCACAGCTGCGCCAACAGTTCGCGCTCTGTGGTGGTGTCCAGGCCCTCACGTTCCAGCCGATCCAGTACAGCATCCACAAGATCAAGGGCCATAGACAGCGTGCGGGACAGGCGCTGCGCTCGCTCGTTGTCCGTCACAGCTGTCCCGGCATGGCAGGCCAGCTCACATCATACGGGAAGCCGGGCTGCTCCGGCACATCCCGCAATGCCTGGCGGTAGGTCGCCCATGCCTGCTTGTCCGTCTTGGCATCGTCCAGCACGGTCCAGTCGCAGGCAGAGATCAGCCGGTCACGCTCTGCGCGTACCTGGGCAGCGGCCTGGGTGTGGTCTGCCTGCTTGACGGCCTCCGCCCAGATATCGGGCGCGGTTTCCAGCGCACCGGCAGGCAGGGCAATTCGCGTCTCATAAGTTGTATAGCGGTAACCGTTCCAGGGCGTGTCCATATCGGACACAGCCGGGCGGCTTGCTGCTTCTTCGTCTTCATACAGCCGCACCAACGTGCGGCCATCTTCCAGCGGTTCCGTCTCATAGCGGGGCCGCTTTTCGTTGCATTCGATTTTAAGCATTTTGTATCGCCTTTCTGATTTTCCGGTAACTTATCACGCCGTCAACGTGCTTGACCCGAAAATGGTGCATATCTGCATGTTTTAGCTGCCCGATCCGGCAGGCAGCCTGCCGGGCCTGGTGCGGTGTTGGGTTGCCGTGTGGCCGCTTGCTGATATCCAGACACAGCCGGATCAGGCGCTTGCTGGTACGCTTGCGGTAGATGGTGTGGTCGCAGTAGATCACAAAACCCAGGCCATCCAGGGCGCGTCCGCGGTGCTCACCGTCAGCGTCTATGTAGTCGGTGCGGTATACCTGCCAACTGCTATTGATGGTATACCCTGCTGCGCACAGCCAGTCCATGGCGGCCTGCAGGGCACGATGCAGCTTGCGCTTGTTTGGGCCATACATGTGGATATTGTCCACATACCGGTAATAGTGCCGCACGCCATCCAGGCTGCGCACATAGCGGTCAAATGCCGTCATGGCCAAATTTTGGAACCAGTGGCTTGTGACATAACCGATAGGCAGGCCATTGGCAAAACTCTGTACCACAGCATCAGCCAGGCGCAGCCAGTACTTGTCCTTGATCAACTGCCGGTATCCGTACATCACAAAATCATGGTCCGTTTCCGGAAAGTTGTGGTGGATATCCAGCTCCGCGCCATATTTTGTGCCCGCGCGGTCCGTTTTGATCCAGTACTCCACATGCTTTTTGGTGCTGTGTGGCCCACGTCCCCGGATACCTGCCACGCAGTAGGGGTCAAGTTTCGGCACAACCCTGTCATAGATGCTGTCGATCAGTATCCAGTGCATCACGCCATCGGGCCAGAATGGTACATAGTCGATGTCACGCAGCTTGCCGTTGCTTGGCTCATAGTGCCGGGTGCGGATTGGCTTGCTGGGCACCCAGTCGCCGCATATGATCCAGTGCTGCACTTGTGCAACACATTCATCTGCATGCAGCAGGGCGGGCACCGTGGTCGGATCGTCCATGCGTTTCTTTGCATGTTCAAGCATCTCCCCTCTGATAAAATTCCGGTCTGTCATGACCGGCAACAGGTTTCCAATGCGTTTAGGCATGTTATAAGCTTTCTTTGGCCACAAACCATTTCGCCCGGTGTTTGCCGCCTACTAAGGTTTCCGGATGGGCCAGGTTATAGCTAGAGCTCAGGCAGATTGATCTTGCATAATAAGGTCACGACCAACAGCACAGCTTGCTGTGCTGCCGCCAAAGAAAGGTCACCGCCGATGTTCCACCAGGCGTCGCCCGCGTCGTTGTTGAGGTTGAGGTAGAACGGGCCTGCGTTGCCGCCGTTGTTGGAGTTGCCGCCACGCAGAGCGATACGGTATAAGATCAAGAGCCTTTTGCATAATGTCATATTCGGATAGGTTTTATCGGGGGCCTTGCGGTCCCCGAACCCCCGCTTAACCGGGGATAGAAAGGGCACCGCCGATGTTCCACGAGGCGCCGCCCGCGTCGTGGTTGAGGTAGAGGGCGAACGGGCCTGCGTTGCCGCCGCTGTTGGAGTGGCCGCCACGCAGAGCGATACGGGTTCCGGACTTATTGATCCAGAAATAGTCTGCCAAGTAGGTGCCAGAGCTGCCGCCAACAGACTTGGTGATCTGTACGCTGGGTGCACGATCATCCTGCTGCAGGGCAGTTGCCCAGCCTTCGTCCGGCATCGCCATCGTGTCAAGGGCAATGTAGCCGTCGTTGGACGTCCAGCTGTACTTTGCGGGGTCATCGCACCAGTACGGTACGCCGTCAACCAGCTTCCAGTCACATTCAAAGCGCCACTGGTTGCCATAGAGCGGATTTTCCACGCCGTAAAATACAAAACTGTGCCGTCCATCGGTGTTGCTGACGGGGCTGCCGCAGGTGGCAATCACACTGTTTGCGGTGCCGGTGCTCTGCATTATGCGCCATACCTTGTGATCGGTCGTGGTGGTTACGGGATCGCCGTCAAAATTAACCTTAACGTTGGTGGCATCACCATCAATGGTTTCCACGCTGGTGACAATGCGGCGTTTTGCAATGGTTTCGTTTTCATCGCCGGTGCCGATAGAGATCACCATGCCAGGCTCAATGCCGGCACTCTTGGCAACCACCACACTGGCAGCATTGTCAGTCGCGGCGGCAACCGCAATGTTAGTGCCGTACAGGCTCACACAGCCATTGATCTTGCTCTGCGCATGGCGCGTGCCGTATACAACAATCATCAGGTAGGCCAGCACCTCAAAGTCGGCACTGGTGCCAACGCTGTAGGTATCGCCCCATTTGCGGGCAGAGTTCAAAAACTGCGTGATATTCTGGCCGCCAGTCGGCACGGCACCGGCAATGCTGTGCAGCTTGCTGTCCGTGCCAATGCTGCCGGGGAAAGCACGCACATAGCATTTCTGCTTGAGACTGCCGTCCGCGTTCAAGAATTTGCGCGGGGCGCGGTAGCCGGGCAGCATGGACATGCTGATGGACGGCGCAACGTCCAGCATGCCGGAGACATAAAACAGCGGGATTTCCACCAGCACTTCGCCGTTGGTGCCATCCTCAATGTAGCCGGGCTGGCCCTTGTACGCATTAACCTTAACAGTACCATCTGCGTTCAGGGTGCAGCAGCAGCGGCGCATGCCCGCCCAGGGGTAGACGGCATCAAAGCTGTTCTGCCCTGCGCTGGTGTCAGTGCCAGGCGTAAACACAAAATCTTTGGCTGCGCCTACACGGGTGCCCGCGCTGGCACTGCCGGAAAAGTTCACGCCGAAAATGGCCTGACTGGTTACAATGCCAGCCACCTGCGCGGCATAATTCTTGGCATCGTCTGCGCTTTTGGCGGCGGCAGTCTCGCTGGATTTGGCCGCTGTGGCGCTGCTGGCCGCGGCTGTGGCCTTTTCGCTTGCGCTGCTTTCCGCAGTATCAGCCCCCGTCTTAGCTGTCTCAGCGGCGTTCTGTGCCGCTTTGGCGGCAGTCTCCGCGTTGGTTGCGCCCTGGGCAGATTTGGCCGCCGCGGTTTCGGAGTTTTTGGCTGCCGTTGCGCTGCTTGCTGCATTATCCGCGCTGGATTTGGCCGCTGTGGCCTGCGTGGTGGCTGTGCTTGCAGCGCCGCTGGCGGTACTGGCAGAGTCGGCAGCGGCCTTTGCACTGCTGTCTGCTGCCGTTTTGGCAGATTCTGCCCCGGACTTGGCCGTCTCTGCCGCGCTCTGGGCGGTTTTGGCGGCTGCAGAACTGGCGGCAGCGTTTTTCTCGCTTGTGGCGGCAGCCGCTGCGCTGTTGCCTGCAGCGGTGGCTTTGCTGGATGCCGTGCTGGCGGATGCGCTTGCAGCGTCCTGGCTGGTCTTGGCCGCCGCCTGGCTTTCCTTTGCGGCAGCAGCACTGGCGCTGGCCCGATCGGCAGAGTTTTTCGCGGCAGCAGCGTTGCTGCCTGCACCGGTCTCTGCCGTTTTGGCGGTTTCCGCACTCTTGGCTGCTGCGTCTGCGCTACCCTGTGCCTTAGCGGCGGACCGTGCAGCCGCTTCGGCAGATTTGGCAGCGGCCTGGGCACTTTCAGCCGCCGCCGTTGCGCTGCCCGCCGCATTGTCTGCGCTGTCCTTGGCGTTGCTCTCCGCCGTCTTGGCATCCTGTGCATTGCGGGCTGCCTCTTTGGCGGCAGCGGCGGCACCAGCACGGTCAGCCGCAACCTGATCCACAAACTGCTGCCATTTGTCGGGCGTGGGGTCGGGGGTGACGTTGCCAACAGTGGCGTGGTCCTGCACCAGATAGTAGGTCGTGCAGCTGATCGCCTGCCGCCCCTCTCCGGTGCCCACAAAAGTCAGGGCGCAGCGGCCTGCTGCCGCCTGCTGGGTGGCAGTGGCTTCCGGCGGTACGTCCAGCATGCCGTCAGCGTCCACCAACACTTCAACGGCGCTGGCCGCCTTAAACGTGGCAACGATGGTCAGGCCGTCCCACTCCGGACTGCATAACACCCGGATACGCTCATTGCCGTAGCTGTCATAGGTGCCCAGGCGCAGCGGGCTTTCAAATGTCACGGCTTTATAGCCGTTCAGGTAGATGTCATGGTTATAGGGTTTCATGTAGATCACCCCTTATTCCTGCTGGCTGGGCTGTGCATTGCTTTTGGCGGAGGCAGCACCCTCGGTGATCCCGCTCTGTTCTCCTTTTTCCGCGGCTGCCTCCTGGGCCTCCATGTTCTCTCTCACGACATGCAAAATATTTTCAAGGATCAGCTCAGATGTGGCATACGGAATTTTAGCTTCGTTCAAGGCTGCCACGATTTTACGGCGGCATTCATGGGTTCTTTTGTTGTCAGTCATGGTTTTCCTCCTTACAGTCGTTCGTTTACAGCGTTTTTCAGTGTGCTGATTGCGGCCAGAACTTCCTCATCAAGGGCCACAAAGGACCCCCGGTTGTTCTGGCTGGTGATGTTGCCGTTATCGTCCAGCTCCATGTAGGTGTAACTCACTCGCTCACCTTCAGCAGTCGTTACGACCGCCACGCCGGATAATTTTTTCATTGCAATTCCTCCAGTTCTTCCAATAAAATGTCTGTGGTTTCGTTCGCGCCTGTATCTATAGCGAGCAGGTCAGCTGCGGCATCGGTGCTGGCCTCCTGCGCACGAGCTGCGGTGCTGGCGGCCATGTCAACGCCCGCCGGGGTGCCTGCGGGGTAATTGCATTCGCTGGATTCGGCATATTCGCCCTCATATCCACGCTGTGCGGCCATAGCCATCCAGCCGAATTTCTGCCCCGGCGCACCATGTATAATAGCGTACTGGCCGCAATCTTCAGCCCACAGGTGGCCGGTGCCATCGCAGTCTGTCAGCAGCCATGTCAACTGCCCGTGCTGGGCGATTGTTTCAGCATAGCGCGGATCAGGTATAATCAGGCACCAGCCGTCCGGACCGCACTGACCCTTGCCCCAATCCGCAAAGGTGGGGACTGGTGTTTCAAAAGCGGCCATCTTGATTGGCCCGAAGCTGGTGGACACGATACGGGATTTACTACCCCAGGCGCTCAGGTTCTTGCAGTTGAGCGTGCCAGATACGCCAACGCGGGTGGTGTTAAAGTCGGTGTCGCTGTCATCAGATCGGTTGTAAGTAACCTGCATACCGACATATGTTGACGGGTTCAGCCCATCCACCCAGCCATACCTTGCGTACTTGCTGCACGCGCCAATATAGCTGCTGCCAGCTTCCGAGTACAGCACGCCGGTCAGGCCAATGCTGCCGGTGTTGATGGTGGCGTACCAGGCAATATGCCTGTTGTCGATATACACGCGCTCACCAGCCTCGGTGCCCATGCGTATCCAGGCGTTGTCCAGGTCGTACACGGTGGTGTAGTTGAGGTTATGCAGCTGCCCGGTGGTAATGTTTCCGCCGTTGATGATTGTCTTATCCTGGTTCCAGGTACTCAAATCCGAAAATGTCACAACGCCGGATAGGTTGATCTGTGCGCTGGTGATCTCTGTTCCGCCTGCCGTCAGCT